GGTGAAGAGATTGCAGTGCCCGAGGAAAATAAAATCTCAACCACGATAGATAGTCTCATCAATGCGGTTTTATCTGCACCAACACCCGGCAGTCTCATACTTGAAGGTCTGTCTAAAGAGTTCCCTAAAATCGCTCAGGCAATCAAGGAGGGAACCTACGATCCTGAGTTTGACTATGGAGATGTAGATGACATCACGCTTGATGAAAGAGTTTCTTATATCAGTCCTAACACGGGAGAGCTGAACACTAGGAACTTTAATATTGGGGATGATGAAAGAGATCAGCCATACGTGGACACGTATGTAAACGGTAAGTTTACCCGCGTGTATGGACCTATAGAGAACCTGTCAAAACAGTATGACCCCAGTCAGATACGCGGTGTTGATTTCGATGAGGGGGATATAGCTGACACGATTCCAATTATTGATGAGCCAGCCATACCACAAGATCCTTTTGTTGGGGAAGAGATAGCGCCTGAAGCAGACTTCACACAACTTACCAGTGGTACGTTGTCTCAAGCAGATGACCCGTTTGTAGGTGATGAGATCGCTGTCGAGCCTGAGGACATCGATGACATCGTAGCAGATATAGAAATTGGAATACCTGATCTTGAACCTGAGGATCCATTCATTGGCGATGAAATAGATTACTCTGATGATGATGACCTTGGCTTTGATGAAGGAGACGTTGGGGAAACTATTGATCTGGGGCCTGACCCAGTCGCGCCTGTAACAGGCGGTGGCGGCGATGACACCTCCGCTTCAACAGAAACAGCTCCGTCTTACGCAGGATCACCGTACAGCGGATTGTTTGGAGACTCCTTACAGTACAATCCCTTCGAGGGCCAAGATCCGTTTGAGTATGACGTTCCTTTGGTCACCGATCCATTCAGGCCAGAAGAGTTGTTTGGTTCGTATACATTGTCAAATGATGTGGCTCAGGGGTTAGCCAACCTAGTCAATGCGGGGTATGCGCCTGAGTACCTTGAGCCAATCTCTCAGATGGACGAGGCAAGAAGAGAGCAGGAAGAAATCATGGCATTGATTGGCGCTCAAATGCCTACGGGTACGCCTGTCTCGGATGAAGACTTCCAGTACTTTGAGCTTTCTCCCATCGAGGAGGCGGAGCGTTTAATAGCGGAGTTAAGCAATGATCAATCGTAGCAGTATGTCTAAACAGCTCACTGGCAAGATGGCCAAAGGTGGTAAAGTAAAGAAGAAGGCAAAGAGCAAGGTCAATGAAGCCGGTAACTATACAAAGCCCACACTACGCAAGCGACTCTTTAATGAGATCAAGGCAGGCGGAAAAGGAGGCAAGCCGGGTCAATGGAGCGCAAGAAAAGCTCAGATGCTCGCTCAACGCTATAAGAAAGCAGGCGGAGGTTACCGCGACTGATGGCCAAGAAAGCGTCCCAGAAGTCACTCGACAGTTGGACAAAGCAAAAGTGGCGTACCAAGAGTGGCAAGCCATCTACACAAGGCTCGAAAGCTACAGGGGAGCGCTATCTACCGGAGAAAGCTATCAAGGCGCTTTCACCAAAAGAATATGCGGCTACGAGTCGCAAGAAGCGAGCGGACACCAAAAAGGGCAAACAGTTTTCGTCACAGCCTAAAAAGGTTGCCAAGAAAACAAGAACGTATAGGAAGAAGTAATGGCTGTTGTAACGCCTGATTTGCCAGAGATATTTGAGGAAGCGTATGAGAGAGCAGGGCTTGAGATGCGCTCTGGCTACGATCTCAAAACGGCAAGGCGATCCCTTAACCTCTTGACCCTTGAGTGGCAGAACAGAGGGTTGAATCTGTGGACTATTGAGCCCGGAACTATTACGCTTGCCTCTGGTACTGACACATATACGTTTCCTGCCGACACCGTAGATGTTATTGAGATGACACTACGTACAGGGTCTGGCACGAATCAAATAGATCAGAATGTGGAGAGAGTGAGTGTATCTACGTATTCTCAGCAAACTAATAAGAACACGACAGGACGGCCCGTACAAGCGTTCATTAGACGCTTGGCAACGTCAACAACTGTTACGCTGTGGCCTGTGCCGGATTCAACTGACTCTTATACTCTTGCGTATTACCGTTTGCGTGGAATCGAAAGCATTAGCTCGGGCGTTACGGGTACGGCTGACATGCCTCCTCGATTCGTTCCTTGTTTGGTTGCAGGGCTTGCCTACTACATTTCGATGAAGCGGCCAGAGGTTGCTGACCGTGTTTCGGCTCTCAAGCAGGAGTATGAGTTTCAGTTTGAGTTAGCCGCAGGAGAGGATAGAGAGACATCGAGCATCAAGTTTGTTCCGTTCAATACCTTCTACGGGGCAGGTGGCTAATGTCTGTTTATGCAAAAGCTAAGAAGGCTTTCGGGTTTTGTGATAAGACTGGGTTCAGGTATCCTCTTAGTCAACTTGTAACAGAGATCAGAAATGGCATTCCGACAGGATTTAAAGTTGGTTTCGATGTGGTTGATCCAGATCAGCCACAAAACTTCCTTGGTAGGATCAGGATTAATGACCCTCAGGCTTTACGTGACCCCAGACCAGAGCGGAAGATTGAGCCGTTTACCTTCAAATATCCGGCGCTTGACCAAGAAACATTAGAGCCGTTCGGCCCGCCAGATCCACTACATGTAACTCCCGGCACTGTTACAATAGTAATATCGTAAAAGTTCATATGCACTTTTTTGGAGAGAAGAAGCAATGATGAAGAAGACAAAAGGTTATGCCAAGGGTGGTATGAAGAAGAAAACAAAAGGTATGGCTAAGGGCGGCAAGCTCAAAATGGTCGATAAAGGCGGTAAGAAAGTTCCATTCTTCGCGGCTGACGGCAAGGGCAAGATGGCTGGCGGTGGCATGGCCAAGAAGACCAAGGGCTACGCAAAAGGTGGCGCCATGAAGAAAACTAAGGGATACTCCAAGGGTGGAGTTGCTCGCGGTACAGGTGCGGCAACAAAAGGAAAGAAGTTCACTCGGAGTGGCTAATGCCGTACTTAATCTCCAACGTGCCCAGCTTCAAGTGCTGGGTGCGTAAGGAGTTCACCTGTAATCATCAGGATTATCATGGTGAGTTCATTCATGCGTTGGCTTTTGCAGTCAATACAATTCCAGATAGATCTCTGAGCTTCCAAGTCGTTTTCACAGGATGTGAGATTGACTCGGAAGGCGGTGACAATGTTCATGGAGGAGCAATGTGGGCAAGGATGCCCATCCAAGCTCTTGTTGCGGATATACATTTAGATGAGTGGCCTGACCGAATGGAGGATCATTTGTGTCAGCCGTGGGACTGTGAATCTAGGAATCATTCGGTCATAGTCATGGATAGGGTTAGCTCTAGTCCGTGGGTCGCCAAAATTAACAGCGAGTTTTACGAGGCTCGATATATGTTTACTGTAGATTACACGGACCACGAGATTGCCGACTCTCCTGATCAACACAAGCAATCGCATGTGCTCTATCTTACTGAAGGCCCTTGGACTGGTAATATCGTTGCACTGCCCAACAATCGAGTCAGAGCAACGTCACCTGCCCTGTGGCGCACAGGCGAGGGCGCACCAGATTTCACGCCTAGCCAATATACCCATTCAGCAGAGGGACATTCGAGTTATACTGATCCAGACATAACATTTAATAATCTATATCAGGATTCGTGATGAATTACGCAGAGCTGACTCAGGCGATCAAGGACTACACAGAGAACGAAGAGACAACTTTCGTCAACAACATTCCTGTCTTCGTGCGTCAGGCAGAGGAGCGTTTGAATCGCTCTGTCATCATCCCTGAGCTAAGAAAGACATCGCAAGGTACATTTACAGCGGGGAACAGGTTTCTTTCCAAGCCCACCGACTTTCTTGCAGTAGCCTCGATTGCTGTTATCGATGGGTCAAGTAACTTCAATTACCTCCTGCCCAAGGATGTGAACTTCATAAGAGAGGCGTATCCAGCAACAGCGACTCAAGGATTGCCGGAGTACTATGGCCAGTTCAGCGATGGATCTATAGTTGTGGCGCCAACGCCCGATACAGGCTACACAGTCCAGTTGGCGTATTACTATGATCCACCGTCAATCGTTACGTCCTCCACGAGCTGGTATGGAGATAACGCAGAGACTGCATTACTATATGGTTCATTGATTGAGGCCTATACCTTCATGAAGGGAGAGGCTGATTTGATCAATCTTTATGGGCAACGATATGAGGAGGCGGTCTCGCAGTTAATGGTCCTTGGTGAGGGTCGTCTCAGGAGAGACACTTACAGGAACAACGAGCCACGACCACAAGTCACATGAGTATTTCTGAAACATCAGTCACTACGGCTGGAGCGGCCACTGTGGTTGCAACATCAAATCGAGGGCTGAATCCAGATGAGCTAGCTGGATTGGCTTTAAAGAAAATTATGCATATATCATCTGGGGCAGATCCAATTATCAGGATGCAGGCAGAAGCTTTCAAGGAAGATTTGCGGGCTCTGCTGGTAAGATATTTTGAACAAGCCCAGAAATCGGAGCGAACTACGTTGTATAATTTATTTAAGAGCCAAGGTCATGAAGACATGGCGCAGATTATTAGGAAGCTGTAATGGCAATATCAAACGAGATTTGCAACGTCTTCAAGACTGATATTCTTAAAGGCGTTCACAATTTTAGTTCATCTGGTGGCAACACGTACAAGCTTGCGCTGTTCACGTCCTCTGCGACATTGAACAAAAGCACGACGGCTTACTCGGCACCTACGAGTGCATCGGCTAATCCGACAAGCACAAATGAAATCACAACAACTGGCACAAGCTACTCAGGTGGCGGGGAAACTCTGACGAATATAACGCCAGCGATCAAGTCTGGGACAGACAGAGTGCAAATGGATTTTCAGGATGCTACGTTCAGTGGTGTTACCCTCACGGCGAACGGAGGACTGATCTATAAGAACAGCTCCAATGAAGCTGTTATGGCAGTTTCCTTCGGCGGTGACAAGACAGCCACTTCAGGTGACTTCACGGTTCAATTTCCAGATCCAACTAGCGCCACTGCCATCATAGAAATTAACTAGGCGTTTGCCGTGGCCTAAGTAAGGAGGCGTTAGCTTGTCTAATCCAGTCACTGCGCCTCTTATATCTGTCCCTGCCCAGAATAGCGCTACGTGGACACAACGAACAGCCGATATCACTCAGTATATCGGCCATACTGCTCGCCTAATTATTCTCTATCAATCCGGCTCATCTTTCCGTGGTGACATCCAGCTTGATGACTTCAATATCGGTGGCAACACATTTGACCCCGAGACAGGCACCCATAATTTCCAAGTACAGACAACAGCAGATAACAGTCAGCTTAGTGATGTCAATGATATTTACTCTGATTACAATGCTGTTTCATGGACTTCATTAACTACAGACTCTAGCACTCACGCAACAGACGATTACGGAAAATTCTTCCGAGATTCTGGGGGGACTCCATCTGGAAGTACTGGTAATGCATCTGGTAATACAGGTAGTTTTTACTACTTTGCCGAAACTTCTAGTATAGGCGCTGACAACGATATCTGGCTACGCTCACCTGAAGTAACCATTACTAATGGCACTCTTGAGTTTTACACTGCTCAGAACGGAATTAACTGCGGGCCTATTTATGCATACTTAGAGCTTACTGGTCCGGCCGTAAGTGCTGGTTGGGGCAGGGGTACGTGGAGTAGTGATGCGTTCGGTACGAACGATGCCGGTGGCGTAACGACAGGCTGGGGTCGCAGTACTTGGAGTGATGGCCCTTGGGGCAAGACAGTTACCGCTGTAGCGCTCACAGGTATTCAATCAGCAAGTTCTGCTGGATCTGTGACTGTGGTGGCAGAGGCAAGTGCGTCTCCCTCAGGTATACAATCATCAAGTTCCGAAGGTTCTGTTTCAATCGTTGCAGAAGCAAGTGCTTCCCCGTCGGGTATCCAGTCATCCTCAACAGCCGGGGATGCGTCTGTTGTAGCTGAGGCAACAACATCTACGACAGGGATACAATCTAGTTCTTCTGCCGGTTCGGTCACAACAGTTGCTGAAGCAACAGCGTCACCGTCAGGGATTCAGTCAAGTTCATCAGCGGGATCTGTTTCCATTGTTGCAGAGGCAAATGTCTCACTGACAGGTATACAGTCTTCAACTGACGCTGGGAATGTGGACGCAGATCCTGATGCAAACATCACAGGCATTCAATCTTCAACGTCCGCAGGCTCTGTTTCAGTTGTTGCAGAAGCAACGACCACCCCGTCAGGAATACAATCTAGTTCGTCAGCGGGATCGGTTGCAACTGTAGCAGAGGCAAATGTTTCACTAACAGGTATACAGTCTTCGGCGTCCGAAGGATCTGTTTCTACTAAAGCAGAGGCAAATGTATCTTTAACGGGTATTCAGTCTTCAACGTCCGCAGGATCTGTATCTGTAGATGCAGAGGCAAATGCCTCTTTGACAGGTATTCAGTCTACTTCTACAGAGGGAGACGTTTCGGTAACAACCGGTTTGAATGTCTCAACCACAGGTATTCAAAGAACATCTTCTGAGGGTTCTGTGTCTGTTCAAGCTCAAGCAAGCACATCCCTCACCGGTATACAGGCTTCGAGCACTGAGGGCGATTCTTCTGTATTAGCCCAAGCGAACACATCCACCACAGGAATACAAGCACGCTCCTCAGTCGGCACCTGCACTGTAGAGGCAGAGGCTGTCGCTTCTCCGTCAGGTATACAAAGTACTTCTTCAGAAGGATCTGTGACGGTAAGAGGCTTAGCGAATGTATCGTTAACAGGTATCCAGTCAACAAGCAGTGTGGGTGACTCTTCTGCTTTAGCCGAAGCAAATGCGCCACTCACTGGCATCCAGTCTTCCACCAGTGCCGGTAACGTAGATGCAGATCCTGATGCAAACATAACAGGTATACAGGCCACGACCTCAGCGGGCACGGTAGAGATCCTGAATGACATGACAGTATTCCCTACAGGAATACAGTCAACTACTTCTGCCGGTAACGTAGATGCAGATCCCGATGCAAATATCACCGGAATTCAAGCAACTAGTACGGCAGGAAGTGTCTCTGTAATCGGTGAGTCAAACGTGGTGCCTTTCGGTATACAAGCGTCTAGCTCAGAAGGTGATGCATCTGTTTCAGCAAAAGCCAACGTCTCTCTAACAGGGTTACAATCTGCAACCACTGCTGGAACCGTGGATGCAGATCCTGATGCCAATATTACAGGTATACAGGCTCTCTCTTCTGTCGGTGATGTGTCCGTGCAGGCGGAGGCAAACGTCTCACCTGACGGGGTTCAGTCAGCAACATCTGACGGCTCTGTCTCTGTTAAAGCAGGAGCCACAGCTAGTCCGAGTGGAATACAAAGGTCTTCGTCTGCGGGTTCAGTGGGAGTTGCTGTTAGCATTGTCGTTACCACCACAGGTATTCAGTCCTCTACGTCTGAGGGATCTTTCTCTGTCTCTGTGAACGCAAGCACATCAGCGACTGGAATTCAATCTACGACATCTGAGGGCACAGCTACTGTAGCGGTTAACCAAAGGATTGATGTCACAGGAATTCAATCATCCACATCCGTTGGGTCTGTTACAATATCAGGGAGTGCGAATGTAATTCCGATTGGAATTGCGATGGCGACAACAACCGAAAAAGTGAATGTTTGGGGGATTGTTGACGACAGTCAAACGTCTAATTTCTCTGCAATTAGCACGGCTCAAACACCGAACTATTCAGTTGTTGTTGATGGTAACACCCCGAATTGGGAAGACGTAGCATAAAGTGCACATGCACTTTTTTATGAGGAATAAATAATGCCCAGTACCTATACCACAAATCTTGGCATAGAGAAGATCGCTACTGGCGAGCAGTCAGGAACGTGGGGGACCACGACAAATACAAACCTTGATCTGATAGACGAGGCAGTCAACGGGATTGTAAGCATTACTCTGTCCTCTGCCGGTTCTTCAGGTTCCCCTAATTCACTCCCTGTGACAGATGGCACATCTTCAAATGGCCGAAACAAGTTTATCGAGTTTGTAGATGGGGGCGACCTAGGTGGAACAGCCTATGTACAACTGACCCCCAACAACGCAGAAAAGATAGTCCACGTCAGAAACAGTCTGTCAGGTAGTAGGGCTATTATAGTTTTCCAAGGAACGTATAGCACGTCTAATGACTTTCAGATTGAGAACGGGAAGGACGTTGTCCTCAAGTTCGATGGAGCTGGAACCAGCGCAACAGTTAAGGATGTATTTGAAGATCTTGCTGTTACCAAGGTAGATGCGGCAACTCTTGCTGTTGGCGGTACCTCTGTGACATCAACAGCCGCAGAGATCAATAAGCTAGATGGGTTTACTGGTACGGCTGATGATCTAAATTATGCAAAAGACTTGCGGGCGACCGGTGTCACAACCACTGAGTTTGACAAGCTTGACGGCTTGACAGCAACCACTACAGAGTTGAACTACGTTGATGTGACTACGCTGGGCACGGTCCAAGCATCAAAGGCGGTCACAGCCGACTCAAGCGGCGAAATCAAAGTACCTGACGATAAGCGAATTATCTTTGGCAACGATTCCGATGCAACAATTGCTTATGATGAGACAACAGACAACCGGTTAGAGATAGCTGGTTCAACTGTGCATGTCGCTAAGAATGCAATCGGCACAGTCACCGCAGAAAACGATGGCTCTTTTGATTTAAGTGCGTCCAATCATTTTACGTGTACTCCAACTGGTGCGATTGATCTGACCTTCACAAACGAGGTCGCAGGTCAATCTGGTAGCATCTTGCTTGTAAACACAACACCACAGGTTGTAACGGTGGATGCGGATGTCTTTTTGTCCGCCACAGATCTCACCGCCATTAATGTTGCGGGTACGTATCTCTTGTCCTACTATTCTCCAGACGGAACGAATGTATATCTCGCGGCGACCCCATCTTTAACTGAAGGTTCATAACTTATGCCTCTGATTCAAGGTCAAGCAGTAAATAGTTCTAATGCGGGCGGCTTTTACCCGAAGACCATCAACGGATCGTTGCGGTTTAATAGTGCGGACGATGCTCATTTGGAGTGGACACCTAGTGGTGCAGGAACAAGCGGAACCACTTTTACCATAAGCTGTTGGGTAAAGTTAGCGGCATTAGATGAGAACTACATTTTTTCTGCGGCGGCAAGTGGTGCTACGACTGAAATATTTTATGTTCAAACTCGATCATCCACTCACGATTTTGCTTTGAATATCGTTTGGAGAGACGGAAATACAACAACTAGAACTCTTAAAACAAACCGTAAATTTAAAGATCCGTCAGCTTGGTATCACATTGTAGTTGCGGTTAATGCAGGTGCTTCGTCCAATCCCGATAAAATAAAAGTCTATGTCAACGGTGTATTAGAAACTGACTTTGCTTCAGATAACCGCTCTACGCTCTCTTCTAGTTCTACTTTAGCGGCGACCGCCAACGTGCTTCACTATATCGGTGGATACAGCGGAACTGGTTCTGAATTTGCAGATTTTTATTTAGCTGAATACTTCTTCATTGATGGCACACAGCACGATGCTGACGCTTTCGGTGAGTTTAATAACGGTATATGGGTTCCTAAGAACGTCACCGCCTCCGACTTCACAATGGGGAACAATGGCTTCTATCTAAACTTTGAAGACGATGCAGAGGTTGAGGCGTTTAATACCGTGCTGTATGAAGGTAATGGAAGCACAAACCATAGAATCACGGGAGCAGGGTTTACGCCAGACATGGTATGGCATAAAGGCCGAGATGTTGCTTATTCTCATAGCATAGTCGATTCAGTTCGTGGCGATAGTAACGTCATTTTCCCAAACACTACCGGTGCGGAACAAAACCCCGGCGCACAACTTGATATAATTAACGATGGATTCAGCACTAGCTATCGTTCCGCTAATCTTGCAAACAATCAGGATGATAAAAACTACGTTGCATGGTGTTGGGACGCAGGTGGAGCCTCACAGTCTAATACGTATGTGGTCAAGGTAGTTT